GCCGGCGTGAGGAACTGCTCCATGGTCTCGACGAGCACACGCTGCGCCCGGGCCATGTTGCGGATGTTGAACCGCTTGGACTGGAGGTCGACCAGCTTCACGAGCAGGTTGTTGCCGGTGTTCAGGAAGGACATCTTGTCCTTCATGTCCGAGCCCGTGTAGTTCTTCATGTCGAGCTTCACGGTCTCGATGATCTGGGCGATCTCCCGGTCCAGCTCAGCGTCGCCCGGGTCGATCAGACGTTCGACGAAGCCGGTGTCGACCTTCTCGCCGCCGACCAATCGCCGCAGCATGGCCTTCACGGTGGGTGGATAGGGGCACTCCGGCCGGTCGAGCAGGTCGGGAACCGACTTCAGCTGGACTTCGAGGGCGCGGAACGGGGTGAGGGAGGCCTCGCTGAGAGGCGGGTAGTGGGGGCTGGTCATGAACCCCCTCTACTTTCCATAACAGGAACGCGTCAACTATGCGCGGGCACGAAAAGTTCAATGTCCTATGGAAGTTTATCTACTTGTGCTGACCGCCCGGCTCGGGCAGCTACGCGGCATGGACATCTTCGCCGTACTCCTCGACGTCGCCCGCACCATCGGCATGGTGGTCATGCTGCTCCTGCTGGCATTGGTCATGCCCCTGCTGGGGCTGCTGTTCGGGGCGTTCGTCTGTCTGGTCCTGATCTTCGCGGTGCTGCGCGGTGGCCGCGAGCTGTTCCTCGAATGGCGGCGCGCCCGGGCCTTCACCCGGCCCGCGGAGCGTGACCGCGCGTGAACAACCCCGTCCTCCAGCAGTTTCTGGATGACCTGAAGGCGCGCTACCCTATCGACGGGGACGACGTCAGCTACAGCCAGTGGCTGAGCCTCAACACGAAGCTGAACAACCGGCCCTTCGCCTACGAGGGCTTCGAGTTCCAGCGCCGGATCGTGGACGACATGCACCCCGACATGTCGGTCATCAAGCCGTCTCAGGTCGGGATGACCGAGGTGCAGGTCCGCAAGTTCCTCGCCTTCCTGACCCGCAACCGGGGCACCTCGGGGATCTTCTCGTTCCCCAACGAGAAGATGTTCAAGCAGAACTCCAAGACCCGCATCCGGCCGGTCATCAAGCAGCCGGCCTTCAACTCGACCGGGCTGGAGGACGACAAGCCCACCCGGGCGATGAACCTGTACGAGATCAACGGCTCATTCGCCCACATCACCGGCATGACCGAGGGCGACGCCACATCGACGCCGGCCGACATCCTGTTCCACGACGAGCTCGACCTGTCGGACATGACGATGATCGGGCTGTACCAGTCCCGTCTGCAGAACTCGGCCTTCAAGATCACGCAGGCCTTCTCGACCCCGACCTTCCCCGGCTTCGGCATCGACCTCGCCTATCAGGCGTCGGACATGCACGAGTACCTGCAGAAGTGCGGCTGCTGCGGCCACTGGCAGGTCCCCGTCTTCGACATGCGGTTCCTGAGCCTGCCCGGCTACACCGGCGACGGCAAGCTGATCGAGATCGACGCCGACCACACCATCGACCTGTCCGCCTCGGCCTTCGTCTGCGAGAAGTGCTCCAAGCCGCTCGACCTGCGGAACCCCGAGCTGCGGGAGTGGGTCGCGGAGCGCCCGGCGCGCGACGCCCGCGGCTACCGCATCCGGCCCACGTCCAGCTACAAGCTCGACCCGGCCTACATCATCCGCCAGCTGCTGAAGATGAAGCGGCTCGACCAGCTCAAGGGCTGGCACAACACCGTGCTCGGCGAGACCTACAACGACGGGAACTCGAAACTCGAGCCGGAGATGATCAAGACCCTGATGAAGGGTCCGGGCATCCCCGAGGTCGGCTCGCTGGTCCCCTGCGTCCTCGCCTCCGATATGGGCCGGACCTGCCACCTCACCCTCGGCACCAAGGGTGACGGTGGGACCGTGAACCCCTTCCTGTTCGAGACCGTGTCATCGGACAACATCAAGGCCCGGATCCACGAGCTGCGGGCCAAGTACAACATCGTGGCCGGCGCGGTGGACCGCCACCCCTACACCACGACCGCCGAAGAGATCCGCAACGAGACGAACGGTGTGATCCTGCCGGTCGAATACCGGGGCGCGGAGCACATCCGGCTGGTCAACGACGATTACGGTGCTCTGGACTTCGTGCAGATCAACCGCACCAAGGCCATCGACGACGTGGTCGGCATGGTCCGCCGGCAGGGCTTCCAGATGCGCGGCTACGGCTCGCTGGCCACCGTCGTGATCGAGCACATGTGCGACATGGTCCGTATCGAGCTGCCCGAGAAACTGGCGACGTGGGAGAAGACCACGGGCCAAGACCACTTCATGCACAGCCTCGTGCTGCTGCAAGCGTCCACCAAAATCCGCCACATCATCCAGATGACACAGCAGGGCGAACCGACGAAGAAGCTGCTAGGCCTGATCGGTATTCCCGTCGGCAAGTCCCAGCCTCAGCTCGGTGACCCCAAGCGCAACAAGGCACCGGAGAGGCTCATCTGATGGCTGCACCGTCACTCGACAAGCTGTTCGCACAGACCGGCGTGGTCAAGAAGCAGCCACGGACCGCCGTGTCGGTCACCCCGACCTACAACCCCCAATCCAAGGACCAGATCCTCACGGTCCCGACCTACCGCGAGCATCTGCAGGCGCTCCGCGACAATCGCCTCAGCCAGTCGAGCCAAGATCTGCTCAAGGCGATGTTCAAGCAGGACCCGGACGTCTCGGCCGCCGTCGGCGCGTGGCTCACCCTGTCCGACACCCGCCTGACGATGGTCGTGCGCGACATCAATGGTGACATCGACCCGACGGCCACCGCCCTACTGCCTAAGCTGATCCGTGCGCTGACGTCGCCGACCGACTACACACAGGGCTTCTCCTTCAAGCCCGGCCTGAAGATGCTCATCCAAGAGATGCGCTACATGCTGATGCTGCGCGGTGCCATCGGTAACGAGCTGGTCTTCGACAAGAACATGATCCCGGCCCGGCTGCAGCACGTCGACATGGCCAGCATCGAGTGGTTCGAGAAGGAGGCCGGCGTCTACAAGCCGCGCCAGAAGCAGCAGGGCAAGAACGAGGGTCAGTCCCTCGACATCCCCAGCTTCTTCGTCTCCTACCACCGCCGCGACCCGACGAGCGTCTACGCCACGTCGGACTTCGTGTCGGTCATCAACACCGCCGCGAGCCGCGCGCAGGTGATCAACGACCTGTACCGGATCATGCAGATCACGGGCTTCCCGCGCATCGACATCAAGGTGCTGGAGGAGACGCTGGTCGAGAACGCGCCCGAGAGCGTCAAGGCCGACCCGGTCCTGATGCAGACGTGGGCCAACGACCGGCTGAACGATGTCGCCAGCCAGTTCGCCAGCCTGCGTGCCGACCAGAGCTTCGTCCACATGGACAGCGTCGAGGCCTCGATCCTCAACGACAAGAACCCCGGCGCGGCCCTGAACATCTCAGAGGTCATCGAGGTCCTGAACTCGCAGAACCAAGCGGCCCTGAAGACCATGGCCACGGTCATCGGCCGCGGCAATGGCGCAGCCGGCGTCGCTTCGGTCGAGGCGCGCATCGCGTCAATGAACGCGGATCAGCTGAACGTCCCGGTCGAGAACCAGCTCGACCAGTCGCTGACCTTCCTGCTGAACGTCTACGGCGTGCCCGGCTTCGTCGAGGCGCGCTTCGCGCCCGCCGAGATGCGCCCGGCCATGGAGCTCGAAGCTCAGAAGTCGCTGAAATCCTCGCGCCTGCGTCAGGATCTGAGCGACGGCATCATCACCGACGAAGAATACCACATGGACATGTACGGCCGGCTGCCGCCGAAGGGCTTCACGCCCCTGACCGGCACCGGCTTCATGACGCCGGCCGCCGCCGGCCAAGTCGACGCAGCAGACGTCACACCCAACGACGACCCGATGGGCCGCAGCCTGTCCGGCGAGGGAGCCAAGGCGGCCAAGGGCAACGGCAAGGTCGGTTCGAAGAAGCCGGCCAAGTCGAACGTGGCGGCATAGCAAAAACGCCCCGGACCGAAGTCCGGGGCGCTCTGGCGACCAAGCCTTGGCCCCACCCTGTGAGAAAGGACCGAGGCCGATGTAGCGCGGGACTAGGCCGCGCGCAAGGTCGACGGACGGGTCTTCTTGACGTAGCCGTCGACATCGACGAGCGCGAAGCCGTTCTCATTCAGGCCCTTGTAGGTGCCCGTCTGCTCGGTGCGGTAGCGGCCGGCAGTGGTGAAGCTCACCTTGTCGCCGTCGTTGAAGGTCTTGTCGGTCATGCTCTTCTCCTGTTTCTGCTGAGCAGCGTCTACTAGCCCTCATTCTGGTGACCAGTCTAGTAGTAGCCGGCCCGATATGTTTTCCAGTGGATACTCACTAAAACTCACACCGGCCCCAGACTTCGTGTTGCCCCGCTGGTCGATCTTGCCCCAGAAGCGGTCCCATGAAGCAGATCAGCAAGACCGCTGAGATCCTCGCGAAGCTCCGCGCCTCCTACGGCGCTGACGCCAACGTGGACGACTTGGCGGTCTACGAAGTCATTCTGGCCAACACGCTCCCCCTTCGTAAGACCGGTGGGCTGTTCAAGGGTGCTCGTCTCTCTTCGTCGCTGCTGCTGGAGATCGTCTCCGCAGTCAACGCCGAGAGCGTGCCGGTTCAGTTTCAGCACAACACGTCGACCGCCCCGTATGGTCGCCTCTTCTCCGCCGCCAACTATGGCGAGGAAGCGCGCGGTCTGCTGGCAGTCGATGCCAAGGCCCACCCCGATGTCGTGCAGAAGCTCGACAGCGGGACCATCGATCAGGTTTCGGTCGGTATGGTCAACAAGCAGCTGCTCTGCAGCCAGTGCGGTTTCGACTATGCCAACCCGCTCTCCAGTGAAAACCGGTGGGCGCTGGAGTGCGACAAGGAGCACAAGATCGGAGAGAACGGGACGCATGTCCAAGTCTCCGGTCTCGACAGCCTCTTCGAGGTGTCCTTCGTCGGCCAAGGAGCCGTCCGTGGAGCGCGCGTCATCGGCCCGTCCGAGAGCGCCTTCAAGGACAACCAACGTCTGGCCGCCTCGTCGGCTGCAACCGGCGACGCTCTCGCCATTCATCTGCTTGCTTCAACCGCCGAGGAAGAACCCATGGACCCCGCGATCTTCACGACCCAGCTCTCGACCGTCACCGAGCGCGCCGTCAGCGCCGAGACCCAACTGGCCTCGGTCACGACCGCTCGCGACGCCGCCGTCGCCAGCCTCTCGACCGTGACCGGTGAACGCGATGCCGCGATCACCGCCCGCGACGCCGCCACCGCCGAAGTCACCGCCCTGACGGCTACCAACGCCGAGCTGGAAGCCGCCAACACCGCCGCCGTCGCCGCTCTGACGTCGGAAGTCACCGCCGTTCTGACCGCCTGCGGCCGGAACACGGACGAGATCGCCGCCGAGATCAAGGACAAGGACGCCACGGCGCTCCTGACCATCATCCAAGCGAACCGCGCCAAGTTCGCTGCCATCATCCCCGCCGGTGGGGCGTCCAACGCCTCCGACCTGCAGGCCTCGTCCGCCCCGACCCGCAACAACGCGGCCTTCCGCAGCCCCGCCCGCGGCTAAGCCCCGCGTCGTCAGAACCCCTCCGAGGAGAGAGAAATGCCCGGTTTCCACACCCAAGTCCGCATGGCGAAGTTCGACTACAAGGACTTCCAGCACACCGTCAACATGAACGGCATCGTCGTCGCCGACATCGGCAAGGCCGTGACGTGGGACAACAGCGAAGACAACGCCGTGAAGCTCGCCGGTGACGGCGACCCGATCTGCGGCGTCATCTACACGGTCGAGGACCGCGTCAACGAGGGCCAGCTCATCGGCACCATCGAGATGAAGTTCGCCGCCTATCTGCCGATCAAGACCGGCCTGACGGGTGCGAAGGTCGTCGCTCGCGGCAAGAAGCTGGTCGGTGCTGGCGCTGGCGAGGTTCGTGCTCTGGACCCGGCCACCGACACCGAGGTCCTGCAGTACACCAACTACCACCCGCATTGCTGGGGCCTCTACGCCGGCAAGGCTATCGGCCAGCTGATCTAAGCCGGCA